CTGGCCCGACAGGCGCAACTGGTGTAACCGGACCCACAGGGCCAACTGGACCTCAGGGTGCTACGGGCGCAACGGGTCCTCAAGGAACACAAGGCGCAACAGGCGCAACAGGTCCAACGGGTGCTACTGGCTCAACTGGTGCAACAGGACCAACTGGTGCGACTGGTCCCACTGGACCGAGTGGTGCGACAGGAAGTGTCGGTGCAACCGGACCGACCGGAGCCACAGGTGCAACCGGACCAGTAGCACTGCCAGCCGTCAATGCCAAGACTGCTAACTACACATTGGTTTTGGCTGATGCTGGTGAACTCATCACAATGAGCAACAGTGCTGCAAGGACAATTACTGTGCCCACTAACGCAACCGTGGCATTTCCGATTGGCACAATTGTCTATGTTGCCAATATCAATACTGGCGCTGTAACAATCGCCGGAGCATCAGGCGTGACTGTCAATGCTCAAAGCTCGCTCAAAGTATTGAATGGTCAATTCTCTTCTGGCGTGCTCTTCAAGTATGGAACTGACACCTGGCTTTTGACTGTCTTTACGCGAGGCATCGGATAGCCGTGCGCTTTCATGTGGTTGGCTTGCCATTCACGCACACCACTGATGATTTCCCAGCCTGTGCCTTTACCATGAAAGTGCGCAAGTTCTCGCAAATGATGAAAGCCGCAGGCCACACTGTTTTTCTTTACAGCGGAGAACAGAACACCGCGCCATGTTATGAGCATATTTCTTGCATAAGTGAACAAGAACGATTGGACATTTTGCAAGGAAATCATTACACAATTGGCAAGTTTGATTTGAGCCTTCCACAATGGCGCAACTTCAATCTGCGAGTGGCTGCGGAGATCAGCAAAAGAGCGCAGCAAAAAGACTTTATTTGCGTGATCGGTGGAACTTGCCATCAACCCATTGCACAAATGCTGCCCGAGCTTATGACGGTTGAGTTTGGGATCGGCTATCCTGGAACGTTCGCCAACTTCCGAGTGTTTGAGTCCTACGCGTGGATGCACGCTGTGTATGGCACAACAACAAGCAATCCGGCGGACCTTGACGGCAAATGGTATGACGCAGTAATTCCTGGCTATGTGGACGCCAGCGAGTTTCCACTAGGCACAGGCCAAGGTGACTACCTGTTCTTTATCGGTCGCCTAATCGAGCGCAAGGGCTACAAGATTGCAGCCGATGTTGCCGAGCATCTAGGCAAGCGACTGGTAGTTGCTGGCGTTGGGACACCACCTGCCTATGGCGAATACATCGGACCGATTGGTCTTGACCGCGCTCAATGGTTTGGAGAAGCATCTGCCGTGTTTGTACCAACCACTTATGTGGAGCCATACGGCACAGTAAATGTTGAAGCACAAATGACAGGCACTCCAGTAATCACAACTGACTGGGGCGCATTTACTGAGACGGTTGAGGACGGCAAGACAGGTTTCCGCTGCCGGACTTTTGGTGAGTTTGTTGAGGCAGTAGAAGCAGCACCAACACTTGACCGAAACTACATCAGGCAACGGGCGCTCAACACTTACAGCCTTGAAGCCACTGCTCCAAAGTATGAGCGATATTTCCACAGACTTTTGCAGCTTTGGGACCAAGGCTGGTATTCCTTGAAAGGGATCTAGTGCCTTACTTCATCACAGACTCAGCAACAGGTTGCGATGGCTGGGCGACGATCAAAGATGACGGTGAAGTCATCGGCTGTCATACAACCAAGCAGGCCGCCATTGACCAGATGGTTGCGGTCTCTATTGCTGAAGGCATGGAGCCTGGCGGCGAAAGGAAAGAAATGACCAAGGTTGAAATCCGCGAAATGCAGGTGCAAGACCTGGAAGTGCGCGAGGCTGGCAACGGCGCTGTGTTCTCAGGCTATGCGGCTGTGTTCAATTCCGACTCTGAGCCGCTGCCCTTTGTTGAGCAGATCCGCCCTGGTGCTTTCCAGCGCACACTTGGCGCGCGTAACAACGTGAAGATGTTTGTGAACCACGACGACACCATGGTGCTTGCTTCTACTCGCTCAGGCACGCTGCGCCTGTCGGAAGATGGACGCGGCCTGCGCGCTGAGGCTGACTTGCCTGACACCACCTACGCGCGTGACCTCGCTGTGTTGCTGCGTTCGGGCGTGGTGGATTCAATGTCCTTTGGTTTCTCTGTTCCGCGCGGCGGCGACGAGTGGAGCCAAGACGGTCAGCGACGTTTCCTCAATGAGATCCGCCTGCACGAGGTGTCAGTGGTCACTGGCTTCCCTGCGTACGAGGCAACCAGCGCGACCATCCGCAAGGCGCAGATCCTTGCCCAGCGCACACAGACTGACGCTGATGCCTTGGCTGATGCGCTTACTGCGCTTGAGTCTGGCAATGAGCTCAACGATGACCAAGCATCGCTGCTGGTTGATGTGGTTGAGCGTCAGCGCGTCAAGGCCGATGAGCCGCAGCAAGACAACGCAGAACTAATCAACGTGCTGCGTGACAAGTTGGAGTTGCTGGCTAAGGCCATCTAAAAAGTTTCGTCAGTAGCGGAGCCGCGCTGACGGTCGGGATTGCGGAGCCGCATCCCATTGTCCCCCTGCGTACAACCTTCCAATATCTAGGAGAACTAATGACGGATTACGTCAAGACCCAGATTGAGGAACGCGCCAAGGCATATGAGGCGGCTAAGGAAATCCTTGACCGCGCTGCTGCTGAGGGCCGTTCACTCGACGCTGCTGAGCGTGAGTCAGTAGACCGCGCGTTTGCAGACATGGACCGCCGCAAGGCGATCATTGATGACATGCGCTCGCTTGAAATGCGTGAGCGTGAAGTGGCTGAGGCTACTGCTGCCCACGCTGAAGCGCGTGCGGTTTCCACTGTTGCTCCCGTGCAGACCGATGCGGAAATGCTTCGTTCGCTTGCTCGTGGTGAAGTTCGCTCGCTCAACTTTGAGAAGCGCGATGTCAGCACCAGCAGCACTGGCGCTCCTGTGCCGACTTCGTTCTACGACCGCATCATGGAGCTTGCTCGCTACACCGGCCCCATGCTGGAAGTTGCAACGGTTATCAACACCGCTGGTGGAGAGTCCCTGCAAATCCCGCGGACGTCGGCCTACTCGGTTGGTAGCGTCACCTCTGAGGCTTCGGCTATTGGTGAGAGCGATCCCAGCTTCCAAGCGTTCCTCACCTTGGGTGCGTTCAAGTATTCGTTCCTGACCCAGGTTTCTCGTGAAATGATCGAAGACGCTGGCGTGGACATCTTGGGCTACCTCGGAACCAACGTTGGTCAGGCTCTCGGCTACGCGGTGAACGCTGCGCTGACCACGGGCACTGGCACGGTTCAGCCCAACGGCATTGTGAACTCGGCTGGCTCGGGTGTCACTGGCGGCACTGGTGTCTCCGGTGCGTTCACCTACGACAACGTGGTGGACCTGATCTACTCGGCTGACGCTGCTGCTCGTCGTCTGCCTGGCTTCGCTGTGATGGGTAATGGAAAGGCCATTGCAAATCTCCGCAAGCTCACCAGCCCTGGTGGAGACTATGTGTTCCAGCCTGCACTTGCAGAGGGAACGCCTGACCGCGTGCTGGGCTTCCCGTTGATCGAGAACCCTGCAATGGCTGATCCGGCAACTTCTGCCAAGTCGCTCATTGCTGGTCACCTCCCGTCGTACATGGTGCGTCAGGTCGGTGGCATCCGCCTGGATCGTTCCGATGACTTCGCTTTCTCAAGCGATCTCGTGACGTTCCGTGCGACCTTCCGTGTGGACGGTGGCTTGCCGCAGTCCAGCCATGTGAAGTACTTCATCGGTAACGCTTCCTAGTCCGATGATCTAACCCCTGAGGAGGGGTCGCGGCGCGCAGGACGCGGCCCCTTCTCAGGTCTCCAAACCCTGCGACCGAAAGCCTGCGACATGAAAAACGCCAAGCGATCTGGCAACCCTGCACGACGCGCAAGTGCTGGCAAACCTAAGGCAGTCCTGTGGGCAAGCAATAGCCCATGGGCGACTACTGGTTACGGCACACAGACGGCGCAAGTTACGTCACGCATGAAGGCTGACGGTCATGCCCTAGCCCTTGCCAGCAACTATGGCCTAGAAGGAACTGTCCAAGAGTTCCAGGGCATGAAACATTTTCCGCGCGGCTTTGATCTTTACTCCAACGATGTAACGCCAGCGCACATGGCTGCCTGGCAGCATGAGCACCCAGACCTTGATCCACTGCTCATCACCCTGTTTGACGTATGGGTATTCAAGGGCAAGCAGTGGGACATGGTGGACAACATCGCATCATGGGTCCCCATTGACCACCAGCCTGCACCGCCTGACGTTGTGGAATGGTGCAAGCGTGACAACGTGACGCCAATCGCCATGTCTCGCTTTGGTGAGAAGATGTTGCAGGATGTCGGCGTTCAGTGCTACTACGCGCCGCACGCCATTGACACCAACCTGTTCCAGGCAACCGACAAGATCGAACTCGCCAGCGGCATGGTTGAGGCGCGTGAGTTTATGGGCGTTCCCAATGACGCATTTGTGGTCGGCATCAACTCAGCGAACAAAGGTGGACAGCACGGACTGAACCGCAAGGCGCTGCCCGAAATGTTTTTGGCCTTCGCCATGTGGAGCCAACAGCGCACGGACGCTGTGCTGTACGTCCACACTGAAGCCAAGGGCGCAATGGGCGGCATTGACTTGCACTACCTTGCCAAGGCTTGCGGCATTGACCCCAAGCGCATTGTGTTTGTGGATCAATACATGCACCGCCTGGGCATCCCCAATCAGGCCATGGCTGCGATTTACACAGGCATGGATGTGCTGCTGCAAGCCTCACTTGGTGAAGGCTTTGGGATTCCGGCAGTCGAGGCGCAGTCCTGTGGCACGCCTGTCATTGTCTCCAATGCAACGGCACAGCCTGAGCTCGTCGGCGATGGCTGGCTAGTCGAAGGTCAGCCTGTATGGGACGCAGCACAAAAAGCCTGGTGGGTCACCCCTGGTATTCCTTCAATCATTGAGGCACTTGAGAACGCCTACCAACGCGGTCACGGCAGGTCACCCAAGGCGCGTGAGTTCGCACTTGAGTACGACGCTGACACGGTTTATGCAAAGTATTGGCGGCCTATCTTGGCGGCGCTGTGATACCAGCCATGGTTGTGCCTGTGCTGACTGCACCGCACTTGCTGTATCGCATGGTGGGCAGCATTGACTTTCCCGTGGCGCACCTAATCGTCATTGACAACGGGCGCTGCGTGGACCCTGCACAAGTACCGTGGCAGGACAAGGTGGACAGGTTCAGCCTGCTGCCGATGCCTGCAAACATGGGTGTTGCTGGGTCGTGGAACCTGGGCATCAAGTGTTCCCCGTTCGCTGACTACTGGCTCATTGCCAACTTTGATGTGATCTGGCCGGCTGGCTCACTTGAACTGTTTCACACTTACGCATCGCGCGCGTTCCTCACGCTGTCGGCTGGCGCTCCGCCATGGTGTGCTTTTGCTATCGGCGAGGAAGTCGTGCAGACCGTCGGCCTGTTTGACGAGTCCTTGCACCCTGCCTACTTTGAAGACAACGACTACCAGACTCGATGCCGCGCGGCTGGCATCCCAGTCGTGCTGAGCGATGTGCCTGTGCATCACGACAACTCCAGCACGCTCACGCATGGCTACCGCGACAAGAATCAGCACACCTTCCAGGCCAATGCTGAGTATTACAAGATGAAGCAAGAGCACAACCCTACGAGTGAGGGCCGCTGGTCCCTGGCTATCCGCAGGCGCAACTCATGGGACTAGCTGACTTCTGGAACGTGCATCAAGGCCAGACCATCTGGGTGCTTGGCTCTGGCGCTACGTTGCAACACACCGCGCCTGGATTCTTCGCCGACAAGATCGTCATTGGCACTAACTTTTCAGGCGTCATGCGTCCTGAGTGTGACCCCTACTCAGTCACACATCACCACATTGACGCAGACCGCATCGCCGAGATGCGCCCTGACTGCCTGGTGTTCACGCCGACAGTCGAGCAAGTGCCACCTGAGGATCGCAGCCCGAACAGGGCAACGTCACCCAACGTGGTGTTTGTGCCCACGACTGACCAGCACTACGCCAGGTTCAATCCGTTTGACCATTGGCCCACAGATGATGACCGCCTAGTCGTTGGCCCCACATCGCTGCACATGGCAATGCACCTGGCGGTCTACATGGGCGCAGCACACATCATGCTGGTGGGCGCTGACTGCGGCGAGTTTGACGGACGCTCACGCATTGACGGTTATCCCGATCCTGACGGTCACCTGCACTTTGGCATCTGGACGCGCAGTCTTGAAGCGATGGCGGCAAAGATCCGCAGTCTTGGTGTTGGTGTTCACTCATTGAATCCCTGGGTGACACCGCGCCTGGAAGGTCACCGCTATGACACAGAGGGGCTGACCATCAATGGATGACAAGACGATGCTCGCAGCCCTTGACATAACTCTAGATCAACTCACGCGCCGTAAGGCAAGCCAAGAGGAAGTGCGCCAGGCCGTGCGCAACCTGTTGAAAGATTGGACACCAGATGACGCTCTACGCCAGCACAGCGCAGATCAAAGCCGCGCTACGCATCACGGATTCCGTAGACGATTCCTTGATTTCCATGGCTGGCTCCGCAGCGTCCGAACTCATTGATGGCTACTGTGGTCGCTCATTTGGCACAGTGACCGAGGCGCGCTACTTCGCTACTGATGACGCCATGGTGCTCCAAGTGGATGACATCGCCACGACTAGCGGCCTGATTATCCAAACCAGCGACTATGACCCACCGCAATGGGAAGTCACCTGGGGCACAGACGATTACCAACTTGAACCGTTGAACGGCAAGAGCGAGGGACTGACCTGGCCCTACACCAGAGTGCGCGCCATCGGCGACTACCTATGGCCTGGCCTGGTCGGTGAAGTCGGCGTCAAAGTAACCGCCACCTGGGGCTGGCCCAGCGTGCCTAGCGTCATCACACAGGCAGCAGTGATCCAGGCTGCGCGTATCTTCAAGCGTCTTGAGTCTCCCCTCGGTGTGACGTTCGGTGAACTCGGCGCGCTGCGCGTCACCAGCCGCCAACTTGATGGCGACGTTGCACAACTTGTCGCACCATATGTGCGCTATCGAGGCATTTCCTAATGGCTGACATTGCCGCTATTCGCTCAGGCATCGCCACTAACTTGGCGACGATCTCAGGGCTGCGCACTAGCGCGTGGATTCCTGACGTCATCAATCCGCCGATTGCGGTAGTCAAGCCGGAGTCCATCGCCTTTGACACTGCCTACGGTCGAGGCCTGGACACTCTTGAGTTCACTGTGCTGGCAATTGTTGGGCGCGTTGATGAACGCAGTGCACAGTCAAAGCTTGACGCCTACTGCGCCACTACTGGCGCCAGCAGCATCAAGGCAGCCATCGAGTCAGACCGTGACTTGAATGGCGTTATTTCAGACCTCCGTGTCACAGAGATGCGGAACTACACATCACTGGTAATCGGTGATGTGACTTACCTGGCGGCAGAGTTTGTCGTCCAGGTTTACGCTCAATAAGGAAAGGGCAAACCCTCATGGCAAAGTTTGTCGCAACTGATTACAGCATCACCGTTGCAGGCACCGATTTTTCTACCAGCCTTGCAAGCGCTGAACTCACTATTGAATCTGATGATGTGGAAACCACAGCGTTTGGTTCTGCATGGCGTTCTCGCGTTGGCGGTCTCAAGCAAGCAAGCGTCACCCTGGAGTTCCATCAGGATTTCGGCGCTGCTGCTGTGGACGCCACGCTGTTCCCGCTGCTCAACACGCTCGCCACGGTTGTCATCAAGCCAACCAGCGGCAGCGCATCAGCCACTAACCCGTCCTACACCGCAGTGTGCTTGGTCAATCAGTACCAGCCGTTTGCGTCCTCGGTGGGGGATCTGGCAACCCTGTCTGTGACGTGGCCTGTTTCGGGCTCCGTTGTTCGCGGCACTGCCTGAGTCTGAAAGGAACCCTGCGCCATGATGCGTATAGCCCTCACTGTTGAGTATCTCGATGGATCGGGGGTAGAGGTAACTGCTTCTGCCCCCGATCTCAACGCATTTGAAGAAACCTATGACATGGCTCTTGGGGATTTTCAAAAGAATCCGCGCATCAAGTATTTGATGTTTATTGCGTGGCACGCGCTCAAGCGCAACAAATTAACGACCGACACATTTGAACCTTGGATGGAGCGCGTTGATTCCATTCAGATTGCAGGCAGCCCGGAATAACCCCGCTGGGTGAGCAATCAGTCCATTGGGCTGTGGTTCATCTGGCATATGAATTCAAACTTGCACCAAGCGCAATCCTTTTGGAATCTCCGCGCATGATTGCAACAATGCAGAGATATCTGCGTTGGCGCAATGTGCAAATGCAGAAGGGTGCAAAACGCTAATGGCTGTTGTGCGTTCCAAGGGTTACAAGATTGAAGTCTCAGGCTTGCGTGAACTCTATGACGCGCTAAGGGAAACCGATAAAAAAGCAGCCAATGAGGTCACCAAAATCATTACCCAAGCAGGTAAGCAAGTGGCTGCTGAAGCAAGTTACTTAACCCCACCAGACAATGCAGTTAGTAATTGGGGGCCATGGCTTGACGCCAAGCGCGGCCGCGACCTTGGCTTTGACCCATCAACAGTCAGTTCCAACTTCAAGGTCAAGCGCAACAATTACCGCCGCAAGGGTGTCAGCGCAGGTATTGCTTGGGAAGTTGTGCAGGCAAATGCTGGCGGTTCCATTTGGTCATTGATGGGTGATGGTTCACGGGTGACCACTCCCAGCGGTGCACATCTGGTAAATGTGATCAACGCTCGCTACCCAGGCAAGCAGCCACGCGCACTGCTGCCTGCTTACTACCGCGTAATCACTCCTGAATTGCGCGAAAAGATCCGTGACACCATCGTTAATCATGCTCGCAGATTGGGGCTTCGCTAATGGCACAGCTTGGCGCGAAAGTTCGAGTCTATGGCGATTGGGATGGGTCAGCCCTTAAAGGTGCTGAAAAAGACCTAGATGGATTTGCCGCCAGGGCTGAGGCCATTGGCGACAAAATGAAAGACATTGGCTCCAAAGTCACTGGCGTTGGTAAGTCTCTAACGGCTGGCGTAACCTTGCCAATTGTCGGCATTGGTGCGGCCGCCACCGCAATGACCATTGAATTTGATAAGTCAATGGCCAAGGTCACGGCCCTGGTCGGCATTGCCGCCAATGAAGTTGATGACATGAAAGCATCTGTCGTTGCCTTGTCATCGCAAACAGGCAAGAGCACCAGCGAACTATCTGACGGTTTGTTTGTTGTCACGTCAGCAGGCTTGCGTGGCAAAGATGCCATGGATGCCTTGGAACTTTCAGCCAAGGCAAGCGCTGCTGGCCTTGGTGAAACTAACGACATTGCCCGTGCTGTTGCTGGCGCAATGAACGCTTATGGCACATCTGTTATTAACGCTGCTGACGCAACGGACATCATCGTTGCTACTGCTCGCGCTGGTAACTTTGAAACGTCACAGTTTGCCGGCGCGCTTGGTCGAGTGCTGCCTTTTGCGCAGCAGGCTGGCGCATCCCTTGAGGACGTTGGCGGAGCCGTCGCTCTGCTCACTCGAACCAACGGCGATGCCGCCCAATCAGTTACGCAGGTGCAGGCATTGCTACGGGCGTTTGTTGTGCCGACCGAGGAAGCCAAGAAATCACTTGATGCTGTTGGGCTGAGCGCAAGCGATATGCGCGCGGCAATCGCTGAAAAGGGATTGCCTGAAGCGCTGGCCATGCTTGATGAGAAACTTGGTGGCAACCGTGAGCAGCTTGGCAAGTTGCTTGGGTCGAGTGAGGCCGCGTCAGCAGCTTTCCAAATTCTTGGCGCTGACGCTGCATCAATTGAAGGAACGTTTGGTGTTGTAGGCAACGCAGCGGGAATGACTTCTGATGCGTTTGGCACTATGGCCGACACCACAGGATTCAAACTTAGCCAGACGCTTACGGAGATTAAGAACTCCCTATTGGGCATTGGCGAAATCATCGCCCCTGTCGTTGCCCAAATTGCTGAGAGATTGCAGGCCATGGCTCAGGCGTTTGGAAATCTATCGCCAGAGGTCAAGCAGATCATCGTTGTTGTCGGACTTCTTGCTGCCGCCATTGGGCCATTGCTGCTCATCGTCGGCACCATGATTAGTGGTCTGGGTGCACTTGCTGGAGCGGTGGCTGCGGTATCGCTTCCCGTTGTTGCTGTCATCGCTGCAATCGTTGCCCTAGGGCTGGCTATCGCATGGCTGTGGAATAACTCAGAGGCTTTCAGGAACGCCGTGATGGCAGTCTGGGATGCAATCAAAAATGCCGTATCAGCTGCTGTTGATCGCATCAAAAACGCACTAGACGAAAATAAAGATTCAATAGATGCCGTCAAGAATGCATTCAGCGCCATCATTGGATTTCTTGAGACGTATGTGTTCCCCATTCTGCAAACGCTTTACAGCATTTACCTGACAGCAATCATTCGTTATTTTGGCCTGGTCATTGAGATCATTATCAGGGTTATTGGTGCTCTGGTGAGTCTGGTGCAAAAGGCCGTTGAGGTTGGCGCGCGTATTGTTGAAATCTTTACCGGCGTCATTGATTTCTTTAGAACACTGCCTGATCTAATCAACACTATTGCGGCAACCATGTTTGATGGAATTAAGAACGCTTTCAAGGGTGCGGTCAATTTTATGATTGACGCATGGAACCGCCTTGACTTCTCCATTGGCCCATTCAGCATTCCTGATTGGGTGCCATTTGTTGGCGGGAATACATTCCACATTGCCGACATTTTCCCAGACATCCCCTACCTTGCTGATGGCGGAATTGTTACGGCCCCAACCATGGCCATGATTGGTGAGGCTGGGCCTGAGGCTGTCATACCGTTAAACAATTTCCGAGACAGCGGCACCACCATCAACCTCACCGTAAACGCAGGCATGGGCACTAACGGCGCAGAGGTAGGCCGTCAGATTGTTGATGCGCTGAAGGCGTACGAGCGTCGCAACGGAGCGGTGTATGCCTCTGCCTAGCACGAGCGTATTCATCGCCTTTGACTTGTCGGCTGGCGGTAATGGTGACTTCTTCACGCTCGATGATCCGGTGAAAGGCCAACTGGACGATGCGCCATTTGGCTTGGCTGGCGACATCTTGCAGGACGTTACCGAAAACGTGCGGTCTGTATCGGTGCGCCGTGGACGCTCGCGCGCCTTGGAGCGCTACCAGGCTGGCGCTGCGACTGTGGACTTGGACAACTCACAGCGGAAGTTTGATCCTGCTGCTGGTACTGCGATCACTCCCTATGGCGCATCTATGCGACCACGCAAAGCTGTCACTATTGAGACCGCAGGCGTGCCGATCTTCACGGGCGTAGTTGATGACTGGGACTTGGCCTATTCGCTAAACGGCGATCACATCGCATCAGTCAAGGTCACGGACGGTTTCGTGTTCCTGGCTAATCAGGAGATCCAGCCGCATACGACTACGGCACAGAGCACGGGCGCGCGCATCAATGCGATCCTTGACAGGTCCGAGATTGCCTGGCCTGCTGGTCGGCGCAACATTGATGACGGCCTTGCCACGTTGCAGGCTGACGCTATCGGCGGCACTGCTGATCCTAAGCCTGTCAATGCCTTGGCTTACTTGCAGAAGGTGGACGAGGCCGAGCAGGGCGCGTTGTTCATCGGCGCTAATGGTGCGCTGACGTTCCGTGATCGTTCAGCCTTGCAGGTCTTGACCGATGTGAAGTTTGCCGATGACGGCACTGGCCTGCCGTTCTCCAACATCTCAGCCATGTATGGCTCTGAGGAGTTGCGTAACCGCATAAGCGTGGCGCGACTCAATGGCGGCACGGCTACGGCTGAGGACGCTGGCTCAATTGACGCTTACGGCGCGATTGACTTTGACATCCGTGACTCGCTGCTTGCCGATGATGCACAAGCGCAAGACCTGGCAGATGCGATCTTGGTCCGATACTCCGAGCCGCTGTTGCGCGTGGACTCCATTGAGGTCGTGCTGAACTCGCTGGAGACCGCGCAGATATCGCAGGTGCTATCGCTGGAACTTGGCTCCCTGGTGCGCGTGCTCTACACGCCAAGTGGCATCGGTGATGCCATTGACCAATTCGTGCGCCTGGACTCCATTGAACACCGCATTGACCCTGGCGTGCATCGCGTCGTGCTCAGCTTCTCTGAGGGCCAGGCTCCGGCCTTGGTGCTTAATAACTCTCAAATTGGAATATTAGATCTAAATACTCTTGGTTACTAGGAAGGAAACACATGGCAATAAGAGACAACTTTGCGCCTGGTGAAGTTCTCACAGCGACAGATCTAAACGACACGTTCGGGTCAAAAGCTGACTTTGCGGACGTTGAAGGAGCGGCGACCGGATTGTTCTACAAGCCGGAAACGGGGTTCGTGGCTTTTAACAAAACAGGTGCAGGTACGGCGGCTATCCGCGCTGGCGTCAAAGTCTGGGTTAATGAAACAGTTGTTTCATTTGCGTTTGACACCACCATCACCATGCCTTCCCTAACCGCTGGAACCGACTATTTCATTTACGTCATCGATGACGGTTCCGTTGAGGCAGTAGCAGCGACAGGAACATGGCCGACACCCGTTGAGTCACCACCAGCCAACTCCCGCCTTATTGGTGGTTTCCACTACGCACCGGGTGGCAACGCAACTGGAACAAACGGCGGCGACACCACCCCAGCGATCAACGAGTTTTCCTTCTGGGACTTGAAGTGGAAGCCAGTCTGTCCCGACCCGCGTGGCATGACCCTTGTTGCGAATCGTTTTTGGTCAGATATCTACTTACTTAATCGTGATCCGCAAACCAATGGGACGAGTAAGCACAATGTTGCTATTGCTGATGGCGCTACAGGCGGAACAACGACGGCCATTATCCCCACTGCATTCGGGGGCAACGGATCAACGCGCTATTCGGTGCAGGATTGGTGGAGTACCGCTGAGTGCCTAAGTGCTTTCGGAAAACGTTTGCCGCGTTATTCTGAGTTCGGTTCCCTCGCCTATGGCGTAAAAGAAAACGTCTCCTTGAATGCTGATCCCGTCAACACTGGACTTGTAAATGGATCGGGTTCTGGAACAGGAATTGACACTCTTGCTCAAAGGTATACATCTAAGTGGGGTGTTATTCAGGCCACCGGAACCATGTGGGTTTGGGGTGACGAGTTCGGCGGTGGTAACGCTGCGGCATCGTGGGCCAATGTTAACGGTGGTCGTGGTCAGGTATACCAGCAGGAGAACGCTGTGCGCCTTGGTGGCACCTGGCACAATACGGTGAACGCCGGTTCACGTGCGTCGGACTGGAACACCTCGCCGTCGGACTCGAACAACAGCCGCGGTGGTCGCGGCGTCTGTGACCACCTGATACTTGTCTGAGCGAACGCTAGTGAGCGAAGGAGAAACCATGGAACTGAAACTAACGGAGCAATTGCCAAGCAATACGGCGATTGACGCTCTGGCGTCTGCGTTGATTGCGTTGCCGGGTGGAGAAGATGCGCTAACCGCTGCTATTGCTGCTGCTGAAGCGGCAGAAGCAGCGGAACAAGGGTGACGTCATCGCACGATCAAATGGTGATCGTGCAAAAGTATGAGGCTTTCATCAACTACTTCTACCCAGTGGCACAAAACATTCCGAGGCAGCATGGCGTGGTGAAAGAAATGTTTACCCGCGACATGTTGCAACAGGTAAACCTGTTCATCATTGCAGGAAGAAGCACCAGTATTGGCAGGCTTTATGAAGCCGACGCCGGTCTGGCTCAACTGCGATATTGGCTGCGATTCTTGCAAGAACCAAAGCGCAAGTTGATAACCCTACGTCAACACCAAGTCGGTTCGGTCATGCTTTCCGAGACTGGCAAAATTCTAGGTTCTTGGATCGCGCACAGGCGTGATGCAAGGAAGGTGTAAGTGGGTCCGCTGTGATCCTTGGTGGCAACTGGAACAATACGGTGAACTCCGGTTCACGTACGTCAAACTGGAACAACTCACCGTCGAACTCGAACAACAACATCGGTGGTCGCGGCGTCTGTGACGCCAAAGACTTCGCACTCCGCAATCATTTGGTTGCGGGTCGGCCTTGTGGTCAGCCACTTACACCTGCTTCGGCAAATACACTGATGGGGTCTGCCAGAAGGGTGAGTAGGTTGATTCTCGAAAGCCCTAGGCAGCACCACAATGGGTAAGCGTTATCGCAATCTCTACCCAAAGATCGCAGACTTGGAAAGTCTGCGAACCGCCTACAAGAGAGCACAAGAAGGCAAGCGATCTTCTAATGGATTCTTGGTGTTTCAGGAATACGCAGAGGCTAACCTGCTGGATATTCATCAAAGATTGCTTGATCAAACATGGGAACCCGAGCCATACCGGAGGTTCGTAATCTATGAACCAAAGCAGCGGCAGATCGGTGCGCCTTCGTTTGCTGATCGAGTCGTGCATCACTCCCTATGCGCAACCATTGAACCAATCATGGACAAAACGTTCCTGCCGTGGACGTTTGCTTGTCGGTATGGAAAGGGAACGCACGCGGGCGTCGTGTACGTCCAATCGCAATTGCGCAAGCATGGCTACACGCATTTCTTGAAAACAGATTTTCGCTCTTACTTCCCGAGCATTGACAGGGCGATACTTCACGAACAGTACGAGCGAAAGATTGCGTGCGACGCAACACTTCGCCTACTGCGAAAGATAATTCTGCCAACCGGCACAGGAGTTCCCATCGGGGCGCTAACCAGCCAGTTGAGCGCGAACGTGTACGGCAACATTATGGATCAGTATTTACATCACGAATTACGAGTGCCGTTTGCTCGGTACATGGATGACATCATTGTGATGGGTAACGATCCCGCTCACCTGCGCGAAGTCAAACGCAACCTAGAAGCCTTCGCTCAGGCAAGAATGAAGCTAGAAATATCTCGCTGGCAAGTTAGCCCCGTTTCCCGTGGCGTAAACTTTCTTGGTTACCGGATCTGGCCGACTCACAAGTTACTGCGCAAGTCATCGGTGACCGCTGCTAAGCGCAAGGTCAGGCGGTTTATTGAGCGGGACGAGCGCGAGAACCTCGCAAGGTTTGTCGGATCGTGGAAGGGCCATGCGAGCAAAGCCGACACCCACAACCTGCTGACATGGCTTAATCAGAATTACGAGGTGGCGCGTCATGTTGGTATGCACAAGAAAGCACCGCGACCATCGCGGCAGATATTACTAGAAACATTGTTTAACTGACTGACACATTTGTAGACAAATTGGAAATCTAATGACACTAGATCAACCCTCAGACCTTGTGCCGCTGGTCATTATCGCCACGGCAATCCTGTCCGGCCTGGCCTGGTTGATTCGGGCACAGATCCAGTTGCACAAGTCGTTCCAACCTAACGGCGGCTCATCGGTCAAGGATCAGCTCAACCGCATTGAGGCCGATGTGCAGCGCGTCCGTGATCGAGTAGACGCACACATTGACTGGCACATGGATCAGTAAGTAGCCCTGCCCACCAGCCACCTACGGGTGGCTTTTTTGTTTGGAGTAACGATGCCCAACTTACCTGCCAAGTGGCGAAAATATCTCTACGGAATCAGCGCAGCAACCGTGCCCATTTTGGTGCTTGCTGGCTGGGTCTCTGACGAGCTTGGCGTGGCCCTGCTCGGCCTTGCTAACGCGGTGTTCATCGGCAGCCTTGCCTTTGCCAACACGGACCCTGAGGCATGAAATACGCCAAGACCTTGCAGGCTGCGTTGATTGCTCGACTGGGTAACAAGGTGGAGTTCATGCCTGGCTGGGATAAGCAACGTCGCGTGCCGTGGCAGCCAAACGGCGTGCCTGTTGCATTGCTCTGCCACCATACGGCTGGAGCAGCAACTGAGTCCACTAATTCCAAGCACCCTGGCAATCAAAAGGGCGCTAACCGTGGCGTTATCAACTTCGTACAGAACCACTATGAAGTACCAGCCGCTAACTTCACCCTGGATCGTGACGGCACTGTGTACGTTCACTCAGCTTTTCCCGTATGGCACGCAGGTAAGGGATCTTTCAAGGGTGTGAAGCCGTTTGACACTTTAGGTATTCCTAAAGACATGGGCAACGACTACATGCTAGGCGTCGAGGTGGTCAGCAAAGGCCGTAAGCGCGACTTCACGCACGCGCAGAAGGTGTCGCTGGGCAAGTTGGCGAACGCCTGCAAGGACGCATCTGGGTGGAAAGGTTTCTGGAAGCGGCTGCCTAATCACCGCACCTGGACCTCGCGCAAGGTGGACACTCGCTACTCACTCACTGCCCTTCGATCATGGGCGACGCTGTACCGATGAGCCTGGCTGAGCTCTACGGCAGCATCAACTCACCGCGCATCGGTCAGCCCTGCTCTGTTGCCTTGCTGCTGGAAACGCTAGACAAAGGCGACCGCGAGTTCCTGCTTGGCCTGTTTGCCAGTGATGAGTCACATGTGAAGATCGCACGACTACTGAAAGCCAATGGCACGCCAGTATCGGACAGCGTTATTGGTAGGCATCGGCGCGGCGAATGTAAGTGTGATGAGCCTGGCTGACAAGTGGGCTGAGCAGAACACAGGGCCACGGGTCCTGGTGTTCGACATTGAGACCGCGCCTGCTCGGGCATTTGTCTGGGGGCTCTACGACCAGAACATCGCACCATCACAGATCATTGAGCCAAGCCGCGTGCTGTGCTTTGCAGCCAAGTGGCTGGACGAGGACAAGGTGCAGTTCTACTCAGAGCGCGATGGCGCTGATGACATGATCGCTGCGGCTTGGTCCTTGCTCGATGAGGCCGATGTGGTCGTGGGATACAACCATGTCAAGTTTGATGTTCCCCACTTGCAGCGCGAAATGGTGGTGCGCGGCTATGGCCCACCATCGCCATGGATTGATGTGGACCTGCTGCCAGCCGTGCGGCGCAACTTCAAGTTCATGTCCAACAAACTCGGCGCGGTCACTGAGTCCCTGGGACTTGACACCAAGGACGATCCTGGCGGCTTTGCTACCTGGAAAGCAGTGCTTGACGGCGACACAAAAGCATGGCGCACCATGGAGAAATACAACAAGCAGGACGTACTCGTGACGCAGGACTTGTTTGTGTATCTGCGCGGCTGGCTGAAACTGCCGCACGCTGGCTTGTGGTCTGGTGACATGACTGCCTGTGCTGATTGTGGCTGTACGCGCCTAACCCCTGATGGTGTGCATCGCACCAAGACTGCGGCTTACATGCGCGTGGTCTGTGAGCAGTGCGGCATACATATGCGCTTGATGAGTAACGGACAGACCCGACGCATCTAGGAGCGACCTTGATTGACCCTGCGCTAGGAAGTGAAGCGGTAGCCCTGATGATGGGTGACCGCATGGCAAGCCACGGCAACCCCGTGGACACGCTAGGCCGGATTGGTCAGATGTGGTCGGGCTACCTGGGTCGCGAGATATCGGCGCACGATGTGGCCCAAATGCTCACCTTGCTAAAGATCGCCAGGGCGCGGCATGGGTACAACCGCGACCATTACCTAGACGCCATCGCCTACCAGATGCTGGCTGAGGACATGGCTAGGCCATGAACCGCATCACGGTGGGCCAGGTTGAGGTGCGCTATGACGGCGACCTAAGCCTGCGCCAGTTGCGCGCCTTGCTGCGAGAGGTGGCAGGCGTGGCGATGACTGTTGGCCTGGCGACCGATGATGAGCCTGAGGAGGCTAAGCCAGCCATCACCCTTGGCTTCACCACTGAGATTGCCGAACCTCAAGAGCCAGACTTGTCCGAATATTTTGAGGACGAGGAAAGACTTGCTTGAAACCCCATGGGAACCCCCCACAGTTAGCCCCAAAAAGGCTGCTGTGGGGGGCTTTCTTTCATGCCACTGACAGCACCGCAGCGTTGAGCGCGTCAGTCTCCACCAACGTGTAGCGCTGTGTGGTTTGTGGCGATGAATGTCCCAAGAGTTCCTGCACAGCCCTGAGGTCATGGCTGCCCTGGTAAGCCTTAGTCGCAAACCTGTGCCGCAGGG